CACCTGGACAGCGACCTGTTCGAGCGCCTGGAAACGGCCCGGCGGTCGGCTGTGGTCCGCCTGCCGCGCAACACGTGGATCCTGCAGGCCATCGCGGAGAAGCTGGAGCGAGAGGGACACTGACAAGACCGCTGCGCTACCAGGCCGCCAGGGTAGTGCGGCCTTAGCAATTTCGTCCCATGATCGTGCCGCCACGGAAAAGGGATCGGCATGGGTCAGGTCATCGGGCTCCTACAGTCCAAGGGCGGCGTCGGGAAAACGACGACCGCCCTCAACCTCGCCGCCGAACTGTCTCGGCGAGGGCATCGGGTCCGGGTCTATGACGCGGACCCTGCCGGTCATGCGGCCTCGATCGCAGAGGACGGACGGCTACCCTTCGCCGTCACCCTCCACTTGCTGGAGAAGCCCGAAGGCCTCACCGCATGGGCTCGCACGATCCGCAGCACCGATGCCGATTTCATCCTGGTAGACGCGCCTGGTTCGATGGGCCTCGCCTACGGCGCCACTCTGGCGGTCGCCGATCTGGCCTTGGTGCCGTCCGGCTCAACCGTGATGGATGTGCGCGGCGCGGCCGAGACGGTCAGGATGATCCGCCAGCACCGGCGCGACACGGGCACCAGCCGGCCCGATGTCCTGGTGGTCCCCTCTCGCATTGATCGCCGCACCAGCGCCGGCCGTGACGCCGTGGGGACGCTCGCCAGCCTGACAGAGCCGGTGGCGCCCGTGGTGTCCTACCGCGCCGCAGTTGCGGACAGCCTTGCGATGGGCGAGGCGGTGCCAGCCGACAGCCCGTCCGCAGGCGAGTTCAGCGCCCTCGCCAACGCCGTCCTGACACGTCTCGGAGTGAACCTGTGAGCAAGAGGCCGAACGTCGCCGAAGCCATCGCGCGCAAGGCCGCAGCCGATGTTGCAGCCATCATCGCCGAGCCCGAACCGGCCCCGATCGCTCCAGAGCCGGAGCCTGCCGCCGACCCCGGGTCCAAGCGAGGGAGGCCACGCGGCCGGCGAGAAGTTCACTCGCGGCAGACGCTGTACCTGGATCAGGACCGATATGACGCAATCGCCAGGATCGCCGAAGGCAAGGGCCGCTCTATCCATTCCGTGCTTCTGGAGGCGGTTGACGCCTTCATCGGCAAGCCGGAGCCGGTCCGGTGGAAGCCGCGGGAGTGACGCGCAACAATCACAATTTTTTCACGTGAAACAATTATGAGTTGGGCGCCACGGTCCCTGCGGGGTAGGGGTTCCTTCAATGCCGGATTTCCCGGCATTTAGCGCACCGATGTCGGGAAATCCGACGACGGTCACTATCGGAAAATCCGACAGTGACCAGCCGGTGTGGGGATCTCACATACCGGCCCACGCGCGCAGGGAGCCGCCGAACGCTGGCGCCAAATTGGCGCTTGCGTTGCCGTCTCACCCACGCGCGCGGGAAGGCGCGGAGGTCGGCAAATTTGCCGATCTTGCTGCCGCGGGCTCCCCCACGCGCGGGGAGGCGGTCGTTCAACGTGTACATTGTTAACGTTGATCGCCGTCTCGCCCACGCGCGCGGGGAGGCGGCTCTACCGGCTCCGGTTGACACGCCGTCCCGCAAGCCGTCGTATGGCTATGGTTAAGGCTGCGCCCCGGTTTGGGGTTCGGAGGTAGCACCAAACACACGAAACCCGCCGCGGTTGGGAGCCGGGCGGGTCACATGCGAAGCGCTTGAGGAAGCGCATCAGGGTCTCTGCAAGCCCGAATGTCCCTCAAGCGCCGCCGAGCGTCAAGCCGTTCCTGGGGAGGAATGGCAACGATGTCGGCTGCCTGTGAACCATCGGCGACCATGGGCGGCGGGTGCATCCGAGAGGATCACCATGTCCGGAGAGTACCGCCTACCGCGCGCCGTCGCGGACAGGCTCGATACGGCGTTGCAGGGGCGGAAGAACGCGCCGGCCTGCCTCGCCCTGGCGCACTTCCTCGCGCGCTTCTGGAGCAGCCCCAGGCGGCTCCTGTGCGCGTTCCCCATAGATCGACGCGCGCTCGCCGAGCACGAGGCCCTTGGCCTCACGGAAGCCCGTGTGCGGGGCGCTCTGGCCGTCCTAGTCGAGGTCGGCTTCCTCGCCCGGTATGAGCCGGAGGCCGGCAAGCGGTACCAGCGCACCGAAGGCGGGTTGCAGCGGCGTGCGGTGCTGCATCGGTTCGGCGAGGAATTCGGTGTCGAGTTCAGCAAGGCCAACGCCAGGGCGCAGGCGAAGCGCGGGACACCGGCGCCAGCTCGCCGGACCACGAACCTGACTGGCGGGCAGGTTTCCCGGGCGGCGAATGTGCCTGCGGGGCATATCGAGCACCGTGCTCGATTTTCCCAACTCGCCCAAAAGCAAGCCATAGGCGGAAGCCGGGTGATTATGGGTGAGGAGGTTCGGCCGGTGCCAGACAGCCCTCTAGAGCTTGCCCTGGCAAAGTGGGCGAAGGCTATCGGGACATGAGTTTCCGGCTGGACACGACAGGCGGCTTCGTCCAATCTTACCGGGCCAAATCCTTACTCCGGTCGCCAGCCGAGGCAGTGAGGTCACCTTCGGGTGTGGAGCGGCAAGCATTGGCATACCTCATCTCTTGGCGGGATGGTCAACAACCAGCCTGTGAGGTAGTCATGTACGATTTTTCCGACGACCAACTTATAGAAGCATTCCTGCTGTCGAGGCTTGATCTTGCTCGCAAGGGAAATGCTCTTGTCGAAGTCGCCGGATGCTGGATGGCTCGCGGCGTCTTCTACCGGAGGATGCTGGCGTGTAGGGTCGAGGTCCCGGAAGCGCTCTGCGATCCGCTCATGGTCGCGCGAGGCAGCACTTATGCGGACGCGGCCGAAGCCATCCTAGTCCGTGGCGGTGAGGTTGCACGTCCGAGCCTGCGGCTGCTCATGCAATAGCCGGGCTGCGCTGATAACACAGTTTATGGAACGCGAAACGGGGCCTGCCGGAAGTCTTCGGCAGTCCTCTCGCGGGGGTCAGCCGGCGAGGCAGTACAGGCGTAGTCTACAGGCGTCCGCGGGGCGGGAGCGCGGGCAGGTCTATGCTCTCGTCATCTTCCGGCAGGAACCGGCGCCCGACGCTCTCGGCGATGGCCTTGAGGTTGATGGCGATGTGCGATCCCTCCGGCTCGGTCACGCGCGGGTCCCACGCCATCAGGTAGTCGTCGCCGTCCGGGTAGAGCCGGAGCGCGGACGGCACGTGATCGATGCTGCCGTGAAGCGCGACCTGATGCCGGACCAAGCCGGCGAGCGCCGCGGACAGGTGCAGGCCGGGGCCGGTCAGCCGCATCCCGAGCTTCGTCATCTCGGCGAGGCACCGCAGGCGCAGGGCATCCCACACGGTGTAGGCACGGGGCGTACCCTTCCCGACGCGCCGGCCCGGCAGGGCACCAGTGCGTTGCCACCGCTGGATCGTCAGCACATCCACGCCCGACACGTCCGACAGGATGGAAAGGCCGAACTTGGTCCGCGGCACGGGGTGCTGTTCGTTCCAGCGCATGGCGTCATGCGTCCCAGCGTTCGATGATGCGGGTCGTGATGGCGTCGGGCGTGATGACGGTGTGTTGCGCGAAGCCGCCCACGGTGCAGCACTCGACGCCGCTCGGCAGGCGGTCCGGGACAGCGCGCTGATGGTGCATCAGCTCCAGGAGGCGGGCCGCGTCCCGCTCCGGGTCGCTCAGGTCCCACCCGGCCGCCTCGAGGCGTGCCAGCAAGGTCGGGTTGTCGGCCGGCATGAAGAACCCGTCCGCCTGGCGCTCCAGGTGCCACCCGGGCTTGGACGTATCGAGGCGGTAGGTCTCGCCCTGCCCGCGCCTGTGGGACCAACCGGCAACGGCGATATCGAACTTGCGGAGGTCGATCCGCGCGGCGGCGGCATCCCTCTCGGCCGGGTCCATGTGCTGCATCGCGTGATCGATCAGAACCCGCGCGGTCGCCGGCAGGCGCGCCAAGAGGTCATCGAAGGTCCGTAGGTTGGCGAGGTTCAGCGCCTCCACCAGGCCGGCGCCTAGGTACGTCGGGCCACGGATGGCGATCACGGCCGACACGTGCGCGAGGGCATAGGTCTTCTGCATCACGCCGATCACGGAGCCCTCGGGCTCGAAAACCGCGCCGTCCGTCATGACGTGCACGCGGTCGGGTCGCACCAGGACGTTGATGGCGGTCATCGGCTCAGCATCCATTCCGAGATTGAGAGGCCGGGAGCGCCGACGATTACGGCGACGGCGATCTTGCCGAGCCCCGTCAGGGCGGTGGCAGTTCCGAGCGCGGTCGCGCCAAGGGCACCAACCGCGTAGGGGGCCAGCGCCGTCAGCGCGATCAGCGACACGATGCTGATGATGCTCTTCGCGGTGGAGCCGCCGGAGCCGCCGCTACCCTTCGGGCGGCTCAGGAACTCAACGTTGTCGTTCACGCCGAGGGCGCGTTCCTCCCACTCGGACCGGCCGTAGGCTTCGCCGTTGATGAGGCAGATGGTCGGCAGGTCGAACCGCCAGGCGACGCGCGCGAGGTAGGCCGCGACGGTCTCACCCATGACGGCGCTCGCTTCCTTGATCGGGAGGACGATGGCCTGTTCCTCCGGAATGTCGATTTCCGGTTCGTATAGCTGCAAGTTGTGTCGAACGTTGATCTGCATCTTACTTCCCCACGAGACGGCTGCCGCTGATTTGCTTGAGAGCGGATCGTGTTGAAGGGCCGCCGAGAAGAACAGCCGCCACCTTCTTGTCGATCACCACGTCTGTCCGCATCCCCTGCGGCCCCTGCGATTGCTGCACCTCCGTGCGGTCGCCGGCATGAATGTGCAGCTCCGGCTTGCCGCCGCCGGGCGCACCCGCCGTGGCCGCGGTGAGGCCCGCAATGGTCTGTGTCGTGCTCCGGGCCATGCGCTCCGTAAGCACCCGCTCGCCCGCCTCCAGGACGGCCGGGAATTCCTTGCCGGTGAGCCCGGAGTGGAAGCGCGGCGCCGACTGCACCAGGGGCACCGGGAGCTTGCGCCGGCCGACGTTATCCTGTCCGACGATGCCGCCTGTGTGGTGCTGCGAGGCCGGCAGGAAGGGGCCGATCGCGCCCGCCGCCTGCCCTGCGAAATTCGAGACGGGATCAAGGCCACCCATCAGCGCCTTCACACCGGTGGCGAAGAACGATCCGAAGATGCCTCCGGCGCTGTCAGCACCCGATGCCGTCGCCGGGGCCGCCATGCCAAGCAGGCCCGCGAACGGTCCCGTCCCTGCAAATATCGCCTGGATCACCGAACGCTGTAATTGCTTGAAAATGGATGTCAGGACATCACTGAACGAACGCGCGTTGTCGAGAATATCCGCAAAACCATCAGCGGCGGTCTGCGCCATGTACTGCGACGCCTGGCCTGCCTGGCGCTCGGCCTGCTCCATCAGCGCGATCTTGTCTCTCGCGTTGCCGTAGGCTTCGGCCGCCTTGTTGATCCGCTCAATCATCGCATCGGTGAGCGGGATGCCGGCTTGGTCCGCAACCTCGCGGGCGCGCGCCAGTTGGATGCTCTTCTGCTTCTCGGCATTACTCTTGTCGAACGCCTCCGCCTCCGCCTTCAGGCCGGCAACCTGCTTCTCCAGGCTGCGCGTGAAGCTCTCGACGGCATCAATCGAAGTGTCTGATGACGGGGACTTCGCCGAAGGTGATCCCGTGATGAGCGGCTTGCTCTTGTCGGGGAAGAACAGGTTAGAGACGGCCGTGGACTGGCGTTGAGCCCTGGCGATGTTCGTCGGGTTGAGCGAGCCGCGCATGGCGTCCAGCGCGTTCTGCATCGCCGGATCTGTCGCGGGTGCCGCGGGCGCGGCCGGCTTCGGACCGGCTTCACCTAACAGAGCGCCGAGGGACTTGCCGCCCGTGGGCGCGCCGGAGGATAGGCCTGCACCGCTGCTCTGGAATGCCTGTCCGGCACGTTGCGCGAACCGGAAGGCGTCGAGGGCGATCCTAGCGCCCTCCGCCAGGATCTCCTTCCACCGGATCGCGGCATCCGTCATGGTCATCCCGGCGCGAACCATGTCTTGGTTGAACTGCCGGCCGACATCATCAAGCGTGTTCTGCGCGTCCTTCAGACGGCGCTCCAGCTCCTGCGCCCGCGTGACATCTTCGGCCTTCACCAGCACCAGGGACGGGTTGGAAAGGTCGTTGGCGGTGCGGAGAAGATCCCGAAATTCCAGGGCGCCGCTGCGGATGCGATCAACGATGCTGTCGGGGAAGAGCTTGCTGGCGAGGTCGAGGGCAGCGACCTGCTTTCCAGCATTGTACATGTCCTGCATGATGCTCAGGGCGGTGCGGAGCTTATCTTCATCCGTCGCCGATCCGAGGAACCTGTTGACGCTCGCCTGAGCCGTGTTGCCGGCCCGGACCTGAGCCCTGAGCGCAAGTTCAAACGCGCTCTGGTTTCCGCCAGTCCCTTCCTTGTTCGCCTTCTCCGTGCCTTGCATCACGATGAAAGCTTGGTGCGCCTTCTCCAAGCTCGCGGTGAGGTCTTTCGCCTCGACGTTGAGCGCGTGCGCAGAGTTGGTCCAGGCCTGGTAGAAGTTGGTGGAGACGCCGAGCCGGGCGCTCTCCGAGCCGATCTTGTTCGCGCCCTCCAGGGCTGCCATCGCCGCTGTGGCCGCGGCCGAGAATGCTTGCAGGCCGAGGGTCGCGACGCCGTAGGCCGCCACGAACGGCGCGATCTTGGTCGCCGTGGACAGAAGCGCGGATCCGACGAGAGGCGCCGTCTCTTTGGCGATGCCCGACACACCGGCGCTGATGATCGGCATCCCCACCTTCACCGCCTCGCGCGCCGAGGCGATGACGATCGGCGCCGTTGTGGCAACGGCCTGGCGGGTCGCCGCGACGCTGCTTTCCTTGAGGCTCTGCGCCACGCTGGTGGCAGCGGCCGAGAAGTCCGCCTTGAACCGTCCTGCAACCGCGGACAGGCTGCCGGTGATCTGGGCGCTTGAGCGGCGCGCGAAGCCGCCCAGGGCATTCTCTGCCGCCCGGCCGGCGCCGCTGAACTCAAGCGCGAACTGCGCGGCGCGCTGCTTGGCGGTGTCACCCACCAACTGCATCGCGCGGTTGTAGCTCGAAACGTTGGCCTCGATATCGAAGCTCAGGGCGGGGGCCGCTGCCATCGTCAGTCCTTCATGTCGTCGGCGAGCCCGCGGCCGATGCGATCGGCGCCATGCCGGCGCGTCTCTTCCTCGACGGGGCGGAAGAACGGCTGCGGCCGCTGCCCGTGGCTGTCTTCGGAGCCTGTCGGCGCCCGGCCGTATTCGAGGGCGCGGATGTAGTCGTAATCCGCCTTGGTGGTCTCAGGGCCGCCCGCCAGCACCCGGGCGCCACCCTCCGGCCGCGGCTCCCAACGGATGCTCTCGCGGGCCGTGCCTGACTGCTCCGGTACGCGGGCCTGCATTTCGTCAACGGCGCGCTGCGCCTCTTCCTCCGCCCGCTTCTGCGCGGCGTGCTTCAGGCGGCTTTCGTTGTGGGCCAACTGCGCCAGGAACAGCGCCAGGTTGCCGACCTTGCCGCCGATCACGGTTCGCCGCCGTTCACGGATCGCGCCTCAAGCTGAAGCTGATATCGCTGCCCGATCTCAATCACGCCCGTGATGTTGAAGATCTGACCACGCTCAACGATGCGCATTCCAGAGTTCACGCCGTCAAGAAACCAGATTGTAAACACGGCCTTCTGTTCCGTGTTCTCGCTTCCGCTCGCGAAGAACTCGCGCGCTTGCGTGTCGCGGCGATTGGCCCACACCTCTGCAACAAGAGACCACTCCCGGATCTCTTCGTTGCTGATGGGGTCGCGGGTCGAAGTGAAAGCCTCGACGCGCACCCGCTTGTTCATGGCGCCCGCGGCGATCATCGGCCGCTCCAGCCGGCGTAGGGCTTGAACAGCTCGGCAAGCATCGGGTCGTTGCCGAGGGTCACGGTGGGGTCACCGCGGCCGGCGTAGAGGCGCATCGCGGCCATCAGCATGGCATGGCGAATGCCGGCGTCCACGTCGGTGCCCGCGGCGCCGTAGCCGGCCCTGTAGACGATCCGAAGCCATGCCGGCGCACGGTCGATCGTCGGCATCTGGAAGCCCGGCGCCAGCACCAAGCGCGTCAGCCCGTCAGGGCCTTCGTGGGTGCTGTACTGCGTCTGCGGGATCGTGGTCGCGGCGCCGGCCCCGTCGAGCACGGCGACGCTCTCCACGTCGATCACTGGCGGGCGCGGCAGCACCACGCCCGTCATGGCATCAGCGATCATCGGCCCGACGAAGCCGACGACGACGTTGAGCGGCACCGTCAACGTCAGGGTCTGAGCGACAAGGCTTCGGCCGAGCCAGCCGTTCGGGCCGGCGAGCCACGCCGTCACCGCGTCGAGGATGCTGGCGATGTAGACCGCATCCGGAGTGTCGTCGGGAAGCCGGGCGTGCGCGCAGAACTCCGGCACGGTGAGCACCGGTGCTGCCGGCTTGGTGGTGATCGCGAGCGCCATCAGCGCCTCACCGGCGGGCGCCCCGGCCCGCGCTTCTCCGGCTCGGCCGGCGCCGTCACGGCCTTGTTGACGGGCGGCCCGGCCATCTTGTTGACCGGCGGCTCGGCAGCCTTCGCGCCGGCGCCCGGCGGCTCCACCAGGCCCTGTTCGGCAAGTTCTTCGTGCCGGCCGGGCGTCGGGTGGATTTCGTCGCCCGGGTTGACCACGCGCCCGCTCGGACCGTCCCGGAATGTCCGCAGAACCTTCGCCATCGCTGTCCCCTGATGTGCGAAGGCCCGACACTCGGCCGGGCCTTCAGGATCAATGCAGGATCAATTCCGCCTTAGCTGGCGGTAAACGGCCCGTAGACGAAGCTCTCGGGACGATAGACGGCCATCGCAAGGCGCTCCTCACAGCGGATCGTCGCGAGGTTCTGAACGAAGTCGGCTTCGTTCTCGGTCGAAATCTCCACCGTCGCCACCTGGCGGTCGAAAATCTGCGCCGCCATGCCGAGTGCGCCGACCATGAAGTTGCCGCTCGGCATCGCGTTGGTGTCCACGACCGGCAGGCCCCACAGGTTCTTGCCGTTGTTGATCGTGGGGTTGCTCCAGATGTAGCCGCCCATGTCGTTCTTGGTCAGCTCGATCTCCATCCAATCCTGCGGATTGAGGACGATCGCGTCGGCCGCGTACTCGGCGATCCGCACCTGAGCGATGGCGCGGCGGATGGTGTCGATCCGGGTGTCCTGCGCCTTGCGGAGCGCGTTGTTGAACGCCGTCGCGCTCGGGATCAGGCCCTTCAGGTGCTGGCCAGTGCCGTCGCCGAGGAGGATTTCCTGTTCCTCGACGTAGAGCAAGCCGTAGACGGCACGGATGTTGAGGTAGCTCTGAAGCTCCGCAACATCGTCCAGCGCCTGCTTCGACACCTTGAAGAAGTGCGCCATGGTCTTCACCGTGGCGGTGCGCTGCTCCAGGGTGATATCGGATTGCGGCTTGCGCACCGTCTCCGCCACGGGCGCGGCGTTGTTCTGGAAGCCAGTCTCCGCCACGTAGACGATGGCGTTGGTCCCGACCGTGCCCGGCATGATGAGGTTGCGGATGGTCATCAGCCGCTGCGGCGGCGTGATGATACCCGGCCGGTACTCCGGCACGATGCCGGCGCCGACACCGCCGCCGGTGACCGTCCCGCCCGGGACGTTAAGGCCGGTCGTGATGGTGGCGACGGCCTTCACCTGGAGCCGCATCTTGCCCTGCGAGCCGGAGCCCTCCGGGAAGCTCTTCTTGAACAGGTCGCTCCCGGTGACCTGTTCGCCGATGCTCTTCGCGTGCTCGGCGCCGGCCGGCGCGCCACCGCGGCGGGCCAGCTTCTGCTCCACGTCGAGGAGCCGGGCCTGGAGCTTGACGCCGTCCGCCGACAGGGTCGCCAGGGCCGCCTTGGTCTCGGTGAGGATCGCGCCGTGTTCCTTCGCCTCGGCGTTGGCCTTCGCGACGAACTCGCCGATCTGCTTGTCACGCGCGGCGAGCGCGTCGCTCAGCTCCTTGAACAGCGCCTCGTCGTCGGCGTTCTCGGCAGCCTTGCGGCCATAGGCGGCGTGCGCGGCGGTGAGGCCGCGGGAATGGAAGGTCATGGTGTGTCTTTCACTTCGGGAGGGAGAAGCCGCGCAGTTGCGCCAGGAGGGCGCGCGCAGAGCCGGTGTCATCGTCCGCCGTGCCGCGGGCTTCGCGCCCGTCCAGCAAGTGCTTCAGGCCGCGGTTGGCGATCACCGCGGCCTTGCGTTTCGAGAAGCCGGCATCCCGCAACAGCGTCTCAAATTCCGGTAGGGTCGGAAGGCCGCCGTGCGCGACCTTCAACTTGACGGCATCCACCCGGGCGAGGTCATTCGCCGGGAAGGTGACCAACGAGACTTCGAGAAGCTCCAGGTTGGTCAGGGTGATGATGCCGGTTTCGTCGTTCCGCTTGTGCTCGCGGACGCGGTAGCCGATCGATAGGCCGGTAACGGCGCCGGCCGTCATCAGGGCGTGCGCCTCCGCCGCGCGAGCAACGCTCTTCGTCAGGAGCCGCCCGTCGAGGGCGAGGCCGGTCGCGTCTTCCTCCAGCCGGTCATAGACGCCGATCGGCTCTTCCGTCCGGTGCTGCCACAGGACCGGCACCTTGCGGCCCTTCGCGGCGATCTCCGCCAGGCTGGCGGTGAAGGCGCCCGGGGCGACGATCTCGCCGTAGCTGTCCTCCACACCGAAGACGCTGCCGTGTCCCGAGAAGCGCCCATCGTCGCCAGCCGCCTTCACCGACAGGTCGAAGTCGCGCACCTTCACGGCGCGATCCCTGCGCGTGCCGATCATCCCTGTTCTCCGTCGTCTTCGAGGGCTGCCGCGCCAGGCTCCTCCGCGGGAGCGCCGATCGGGACGTCCTGCATCTGCACCCTCACCGTGTCGCCGCCGGGCAGCGGCGGCATGCCGAGCTTCCGGCGCGCTTCGTTCACCGCCATCACCGGGCCGCCCGTCATCCGGTTGTAGTAGTCAGCACGGGACTTGCTGTCAGTTTGCAGTAAATCTTCTGTGTTGAAGTCGGCAAACAGCGTGCTTCGCTCCTCTGGCAAAAGCAATTGTTGCCTGATGGCTGCCGTAATTCGCACAAGGTAGGGACGAAGCTTGTAGATTAGGAAGGCAAGATTTTGCTGTTCCAAACCAGTGCCGAAGCTTGTTGACTTCGCGGTGTGCCCGACCATGAACGGCGGCACATCGAACCAACGACAGATGTCCTCAACGCTGAAGGCGCGAGATTGCAGCATCTGCGCATCTTCGGGAGAGAAGCCGATCGGCTGGAAAGTCATTCCTGCCGGAAGTAGAACCATGTTTCCAGGCCGCTTATTCAGGCTATCCGGCCCGAAATAGCGGTCATACATCTGGTTCCACTGTTCCTTCGTCGGCGGATCTTCTCCCTTCGGGAAACCCAAGAAGCCGCTCGGCGTGCCGCCGCTGCCGAAGATCTGCGCCGCGCTCTCCTCTGCCGCCAGGCCGATCCCGAGGCTTTGCCGGGCGAAGGCGATCGGCGACAGGCCGAGGTCGCCGCCGGGGCCGAAGCCGCGGATGTGCAGCATGTTCGCCGCCGGGATCTCGCGGTGCCCGATCCGCGGCCCGTAGGGGTCGGCGTAGTAGTAGCGGCGCTCGCCGTAGTGGTCGCGCAGCACCTGCACCAGGTCGGGATGCAGGAGCGTCAGGGCCGTGACGCTGCGATCGGCCCGTCGCTCGATTTCGGCGAAGGCGTTGCCCCTGGTGCTCAGGTGTACCATCACGCCTTCGAGAAGCTCCACGGCCGAGAAATCGGCGTTCGGCTGCGCGTTGAGGACCTCGAACAGGGAATGGTTGGTCGCCGGCTCCGGCGAGCCGTCACCGCCGCGGCGGTAGAGCACCAGAGGCAGTGTCGCGACGGTCTGCGACAGGAGCCGGACACAGGCCCAGGCTGTTGCGTGCTGCAACGCCCGATCCACGGTCACCGCCTGCCCGGAAACGGTCGGGTAGATGCCGAAGTGCGCTCCGGTCGCGCGAGCCAGGTTGAAGCTCAGGCTTGTTCCGTTCACGCGGCCCACTCCACGCGCATGGGTGCGTCAAGCCAATCGGCTACACTCATCTTCGGCTTCTCCGATGCTTGCGCCTTGGCGATGCCTAGGGCCATCGCGAGCGCCACAGCCGCATCAATCCGGACGGACGCGGCACGGTTGGATTTGCCCTTCTCGAACTTCCGGTTTTCAGCCGGGTCCGTGACCACGATCGCGTTGGCGATGGCACTGGTGAGCACCGGGGCCCCGCCGTGCCGCAAGCGCCCGCTCAGGGCCAATTCGGTCAGGTAGTCGAGGGCAGGGCCGTACGATTTGAAGCCTTGGACGAACGGCACCAGCGGCAGTGTCAGGCCCTCTTCGGCCATGTCCGCGCGCAGGTAATCGATGTGCCACGGATCGAAGGCGACGGCCTCAATCTGGAACTCTGCCTTGAGCGCCGCGAGCACCGGCACCATTCGGCGGTAAGACATCACGTCGCCCGGCAGGGCCGTCAGGTGACCGGCACCGATCCATTTCGCGAACAGCTCGCGTTCCAGCGGCCGGCGCCCTGCAAGCTGTCCCTCCGGTGTCCAAGCCAGCGTCAGCACATCGTAGCTCGGCTCCGGCTCGTCGCTCGGAAACACCAGCACCGCCGCGCTCAAGTCGTGCTTGCCGCTCAGGTCCAAGCCCACGAAGCAGCGCCGTCCCCGGAGCGCCTCGCGTTCAACGGGTCGGTTTCCGAGGGCCCACACCGCGGCGTTGACTATCCGCGCATCAGCCTCTGCATCCACCCGCTGATTGAGCCTCAGATTTCGGAACGCGGGCTCGAATGCCGGCAGCCGTTGCGCCCTGTCCCGCGAGCGTTTCAGCTCATCCACGTTCAGGAACTTGCCCCATCCCGGGTTGCAGGCCCGCAAGGTCTCGTCGCTGAACGGATCGGCATCGGGCGGAGCCGCCATCAAGTGCACGTAGACGCTCGGATCACCGCCGCGCTGCGCATCGTCAATCAGTTGCGACAGCGGATGATGATCGTCCTTTGCTTGCGTGCTGATGACAATCCCGAGTGCTTCGGAGCGCTTACCCATGCCCTCCAAGAGGTTGTCCAGAAGTGTTCTGTCGTTAACCTGCGCCAACTCATCGAAGATCCACAGCGAGGGCGCCAGGCCGTGCGCCCGGCGCGCGTCGGCGGTGAGCACCGCGAAGGTGGAGCCCTTCCCCGGACCGCTCTCCACGAGGATCTGTGTCTTGTGCTGCAGCACGTTCACCCGGCCGCCCAACTCCGGGGCGGCATCGAGCATCGCGACCATCTCGCGGAAGATGATCTGCGCTTGCTGTCCGTCGATCGCGGCTGCCAGCACCTCACCGCGCGGCTCGCTCTCCGGGCCGAGAAGATGCGCCAGCGCCAAGCACGCCGTGAGCCCGGTCTTGCCGTTGCCCTTCGGTGCGCTCTTGATCGCGAGCGACACGCGCCGCTTCCCGGCCGGCGTCAGGTCGCCGTAGAGCCTTTCGATGAACTCGCGTTGATCCGGCAGGAGCCGCACCTTCGTGCCGCTCAACAACCCCTTCGTCACCGGCAAACTTTGGACGAACCGGATCACTCGTTCCGCACGAGACAGCCCGGCACGCTGCCAGGACGGCTTGCGCGTGATGAGCGCAGCCGCGGCCTGAAGCTCCTTCCGGCGCCCTGCGCCTTTGCCTCGGGCCGCCACGCGCGCTGCCTGCTACTCGGCCGCGCCCGACATGGCCTCAAGCTCCGCCTGGAGCTTTGCGCGCTCGGCGAGGATGGCCGAGTGCGGCTTGCCGGTGATGGCGCACGTGAGCCCGTCCGCGATCGGCCCGATTGCGTCGGCCAGCGCGAACGGGAGGTCATCAAGATCAAGCCCGGTCGGGGGCACAAAACCGCCCGGCCCCTTGGCGCCGATCTCCACCAGCCGGCGCAGAACCTGCGGCTCCAGGTCGTTCAGCGCCAGCTCGATTTTCTTGCGCCAGTCCTTCCCGAACTCCTGCTCAATCAGCACGAGGTCAGCGGTCTTGAACCGGATCAGGTGATCCGGAGCGAGCATGTCGAAGGGGACAGCGCGCGCAAGGCGGTTGTCGGTCATCGTTTTCTGTCCTAGGTGGAAAATTAAATGCGCGGAAAACTCAACGACCGGTCTTGAGACGACGGCTCGCGCAACTTTTGCCTACCCCCCCCTGTGGGGCTGGCTGCTCAGGATGGGTCTAGAGTGGCCCAGGATCGCGCAGGACGGGCTTACGTGTTGAACGGGTGCCGACTATCCAGCGGGAGCCCGTCGCCGCCTACGCGGCTGCTATAGCCCTTCCGCTCTTGTTGCTGCTTGTCGCTGGCATGGTGGGGCACGCACAACGATTGCAGGTTGGTCGGGTCCATCAGGAGCCGGTCGTCTCCACGGTGCGGTCGGATGTGGTCGACGTGCTCGGCCTTGGTCCTGATGCCCTGCGCGGCGCACATCCGGCACCAGGGCTCCCGGCGAAGGTGGCGAGCCCTGAGTTTGAACCAGGCCCTGCCGTAGCCGCGGGCGTTGGCGTTCTTCCGTGGCATCAGGTCAGGCGGCTCACGGCGGGGAACTGCCCGTTCTGCACGTGGTGGCGAACCGCCTCGTCCCACGCCTCGCGCGCGCTGATGGCCCTGGTGATCTCGCCATGCAGGATGACGGGTGCGGTGGTGGTCAGGGTGGTGGCGGCAGCGGCATCGGCGAGGCGGCGGGCCGCTTCCTCTGCCCGATCGGCGCGTGCGCTCTCGGCCCGGAGGCGTTCGGCCATGTCCTGACACCGCCTCGTGTGAGCGCCGCGCATGTCGCGGATCTGTGCGGCGAGTTGCCGGTTCTCGGCGCGGGCCTTGCCGAGTTTCTTCGCCAGGTCGTCGATGATGGCGGCGCTTTTCATCGTGCCTGCCTCTGCGCTTGCTGGAGCGCCCTGATGGTGCTGTACGCACCGTCCAGCGCCAGCACCAACGCCGGCAGGCGATCGGCGAAGATGGACAGGGCCGGCGCTCCAGCATTCATCTCCCCGGAGCGCGGGTTGAAGAAGTGCTTCCGCATCTCGACGGCAAAGCCCTTCTCACTCTCCACGATCCGCAGGCGGACTTCGCTGTTTCGATCGCGCTGGAGCGGGGGCAAGTCCGCCACGTGGCGCCACGTCAGTTGCATCGGCAGGCCTCGGAAACGAAAACGCAC